GCAGTTTCGTGAAGCCTCTGAAGCCAAGGACAAGCGGATTGCTGAGCTTGAAGCACGAGTCCGCGAGCTTGAGCTGATTGCACCTGCGAACACAGCATTGGCCGATGTTGTGCATGATCCGAGCATCGTATTCAAAGCTGACCTGCTGAAGCCGGATCAGATTGAACGCGAAGCTGATGGCACCGTTGTTGTGGTCAACGGCTACGAGCGTAAGCCGATCAGCGAGTGGGCAAAAACTTTGCCTGCTTATATGCAGAAAGCACCGAAGCCTCAAGGTAGTGGTGCGCCTTCTGGACGCAGTTTCGGTGAGATTCCAGCTGGCACCAAAAACCCGTTCTCTAAAGAGACTTACAACCTGACTGAGCAGTCACGTCTTTATAAGACTGATCGGGATATGTATGAGAGGTTGAAAGCTGCTGCGAACCGTTAATATGCGGGATAAGGCAAAGCTACGCAGAGCCGTCCGGGTTACGCCCACACCGTAAACATCTTTTTTGAGGATCTGTCATGGCGACTCTTCGCTCTGACATCATCATCCCTGAGGTATTTACGCCTTACGTCATTGAGCAAACCACTCAGCGTGATGCCTTCCTGGCTAGCGGTGTGGTGCAGCCAATGGCTGAGCTGAATGCTTCAGAAGATGGTGGTGACTTTGTTCAAGTCCCCTTCTACAAAGCTAATCTTGCAGGCGACTTCGAGCGCCTGACGGATAGCTCTTCTCTGACTCCTGGCAAGATCACTGCAGACAAGCAAGTTGCTGCTGTCCTGCATCGTGGTCGCGCGTTCGAGTCACGAGATCTCGCTGCACTTGCAGCTGGTAGTGACCCTATGGCTGCTATCGGCAACAAGATTGCTGACTACATCGCTAACCAACGCCAGAAAGACCTTCTGTCTTGCCTTGGTGGTGTGTTCGGTGCAGTTGGCGACACCAGCTCTGCTGCTTATGCAGGTCTTGCAGTTGATGGCGAGTCTGGCGACACTCCGACCATTCTCGGCCCTCGTCAAATCGTCGAAGGCAAATCACTTCTTGGCGATCAAGGCGAGAAGCTGACTGCGATTGCTATGCACCCGAAGGTCTATTACGACCTGATGGAGCGACGTGCGATCGACATGATCTATGACAACACCGGTGCTCCTGACACCGCTGCTGCTCAAGGTTCTACTGCTCCTGCTTTTGGCAGCGTGCAAGTTCCGACCTTCATGGGTCTTCGCGTGATTGTCAGCGCTGACGTTCAAACTGCTGGCTCCGGTTCTTCTACCGAATACGCCACCTACCTGTTCACGCAGGGTGCTGTTGGCTCTGGCGAGCAGCTTGGTCTCCAGACTGAGACCGACCGCGACATCCTCGCTAAGAGCGATGCTATGTCGATCGATCTGCACTATGTGTATCACCCGATCGGCTCCAAGTTCTCCACGTCTGTTTCCAACCCGACTCGGGCACAACTGGAAACTGTGGGTAACTGGACCAAGGTGTACGAAACCAACAACATTGGCATCGTGCGGATTACCAACACCAGCAACCTTGACTGATAGGAGGTAATCACCATGGCATCCATTTTTGAGGCAACAGCGGGCAAGCTTGTAGGCCCGACCGTTGGTACGTCTGTTACTCAGTCGACCAACAAAAGCACCGGCGTGACTGCTAACGCGGCATCCGGCGTGATCACGATGAACAACGCTGCACTGGCTGCTGCCGCTGAAGTGTCTTTCACCGTGACCAATAGCGAAGTTTCCGCCACTGATGTGGTGGTTGTGAACCACGCTTCAGGTGGAACCGCAGGTTCTTATCTGGTGCAGGCAAACACTCTTGCTGCCGGATCGTTCGCGATCACCGTGGCAAATGTTTCTGCCGGTTCTCTGTCTGAGGCGATTGTCCTCAACTTCGTAGCTCTGAAGGGCGCTAGCTCCTGATGGGTTTATTCGCTTTCCGGCGAATGAAAGAACGCGGGGCTGCTGCGAAAGTGGCGGCCTCTGCTTCTGTAGAGCCGGTAAAAAAGTCTTCTACTGTGACGCCCGATGGCAGTAACAATCGACGCAACAGCGGGCGGCGCAAACGCCAACAGCTACATAACGCTGGCTCAAGCTGACGCCTACGTCGAGGCGATGATCAGCAGCACGGATGTCGGCAAGTGGAGTACTGGCACCGATGACACTCGCAATCGAGCGTTAGCAGCAGCCGCGCAACGTTTAGATCGCGAAAGATTCATTGGCGCACGCGCTACGGATACGCAAGCACTGCAATGGCCGCGTACTGGCGTGCGAAAGCCAGACACGTACGTCAACACTTACGCCACAGGGTTTCCGTTCCGCATCTCTGAGGATTACTTCACTGATGAGGAGATCCCTGATCAGATCAAGCGAGCACAGATCGAACTTGCTGTTTACCTGCATAACAACGTTGATGGCATCAGCCTTAGTGGCTTGAACGACTTCAAGAACGTCAAGATCGGCAATCTCGATGTGACGCCTGACAAAACAGGTGCTGTTGGCGCTGATCACGTTCCACCAATGTTTGAAAGGTACTTGACAGGTCTTAGAATCAGCGGGCCGGGTAACGTCGCTATTCGCAGGAGCTAGTCATGGGTTATGGGTATGCGCCTACGAAGGCGACCATCATCACAAACACTGCCGCACAGACTGGTCGTTTTGTGAAGATCATGGCGTTGGAAGACTCTGTGATTGCGTCGATGACTTCGGCTGCAATTACGGAGAATGGATCTTCGACCATCGAAGGGATCAACATCAACACTTCTGCCTGCATCGAAGGGCTTGAGGTGACGAGCATCACTCTGACTAGCGGAACAGTTGTTGCTTACGAAGCCTGATGTCGCTTGCTAAGTCGCTTGAGAAAGTCGCCGGCAAAGTGATCGGAAAGTTCGGCAGCGATGTGACGATTCGTTACGTCACTGCTGGTACTTACAACACGACAACAGGCGCCTCAACGGAAACGACTAGCGACACTGCCATTAAAGGCATTCTTGAAGGCGTGTCTAAGGCAGAGGTTAATGACCTGATCGAAGCTGAAGACAAGCGACTGACGGTTGCTGCTGATGATCTCGTGACCGCACCCGGCACAAAGGATCGTGTGGTGATCAGCTCAGTTGTTTACCAGATCATCGCCGTGAACACTAATGAGCATGACAACACGGCAATCACTTATGAGTTAATCCTGAGAAGCTGATGGCTAAGCAAATCAGAGTGTCGCAGATTGGTGAGTATGCCAAACGCAAATACGACAAGCTGATTACGGCTGCAGTTGCTGAGACCTACAAATCTCTGATCATCAAAAGCCCTGTAGACACAGGACGATTCAAGGTCAGCTGGGCAGTAGGCGAAAACGATGCGTCGTTTCCTGGCGCTCCTGAGGGCAGATCGAGTTATCCAGCGCCTAATCCAGAAGTGCCCAACAGAATCGGATATGGCAAAGAAAAGGCTGGCAACATCTATTCGGTCTACAACAACCTGCCTTATGCAGAAAAGCTAGAGACAGCCCCATTAGGCCAAGGCAGTAGCCCCAAAACGAATGGTCCTGGCTGGGTAAGAACAACTGGAAAGCGTGTGCAACGCTTGATCCCTACGCTTGCAAAACAGATTGAACTAGAGCCATGAGCAGCACTTTCAACGATGTTCGTGCGGCGATCGAAGGCAGGATCGCAACTGAAATGGCCAATTCGCCTTCAGTTGAGGTTGCTTACACGAATGTGCCATTCACTCCACCTGATGCTGCGAACTGGATCAAGGTGCAACTGCAGTTCAATGACAACGAATATTTCACTTTGAGAGGCCCGACATCTGGATTCAATCGCCAGACAGGCATTTTGCTGGTTGATATTTTCACGCCTGTCGGCGTCGGCACAGGTGCTAACTACACGATCGCAGAGCGGGTAAAAGATCTGTTTGACAGGGTCACGGTGAGCAATGTGACATTCGACGCAGCTTCAGGGCCTTTCGCTATTCAGCCTGCTTCGCCAGAGGCTTACTTTCAGACGCAGCTGAGCGTGACCTTTGACGCTTACTTACAATAAGCTAGTTAGAGCCACTACCGTTCAACACCATGGCTACTGTCTTGTCCGGTACGTCCGGCGCCCTTTACTACAAGCCTGCTGGCACTAAGTCTACGTTCAAAGCAGCAAACGTGACCAATGGCAGCAACAACATCAATGTTGGCACCTACCTGAACTTTCAGGTCGATGACAAAGTTTCATTCGGAACCGGCACTGGCGGAACGCTGCCTGGTGGTTTGAGTGCAAGCACTGACGTGTTTATCCGTACCTATACGGCATCAACCGGCATCGCTACTTTCGCTGCGACTGCAGGCGGCAGTGAGCTTGCATTGACCAGCGATGGCACTGACGGTACTACGCCTTTCACCATTGACTTTGCTGAGTTCCAATCAGTTGGCGACTGTCGTGAATGGTCATTTGAGGTGACTCGCGAAGAGCTGGACACCACCACTATCGGTGGCACTCTTGCTCAGAACGCTCCATTCCGTACGTTCATCACTGGCTTTGCTGACGGGTCTGGTTCTGCAACGGTGTACTTCACCGATGACGACACCACGATTGCTAGCCGTCTGATTGAAGACGTGATTCAGCGCAAGCAGGCTGGCGCAACCTTCAAGCTTTACACCGATCTGGTGCTGTCTTCTGGTTCGCCTGATGACACTGCAAGCACCTCGATTGAGATTCCCGCAGTGATCAACTCTGCATCGTTTGCTGTTACGCCTGACGATGCACAAGCTGTAGAAATTAGCTTCCGTCCTACCGAAGCTCCTACTTTCGACTTCGATCGTTCTTGATAAAACAAGAACATTGTTTGGCCCCCGACTTGTGTTGGGGGCTTTTTTATGTGTAAGCTGTTGTCAAACAAGAGGTTTTTTTGTGCCTAGTGCTCTCGAACGGCTGAAAAAAGCAGCCAATCTGCAGCCGGTCCGAAAAGTTGT